CCCTACTACCAGCGGGTCAAGGAGCATCTCGCGCTGGAGTGGAACGCCACCACCTCGACCCACGACCGCATCCGGCTGCAGAACGCGGCCGGGATCGAGGTGATCATGCCGCTGATCGGCCAGCGCATGCTGACCGGCACCGAGCCGCTCACCAGCGTGATCGAGGGCGCCAAGCTGATGGCCAAGATCGCCGGCATCGGCGAGCTCAAGACCTCGCCTGCGTCCGCGGCGGAGCGTTTTGTAATAACAATAAATCTTGGTGCGGACGTCGAGCATTACGACAAGTCGGTCGAGATCAACCCCAACGACATCGACATGGGAAGCCACAATGGCAAAGTTATCGAGCAGGGACCGCAAGGCACTACCATCGAGCTCGTTCGCCCTCCCGGGCAAAGGGACGGGAGCTAGCGGCAAGGGAAGCGGGAGCTACCCGATCCCCGACAAGTCGCACGCGCGCAACGCGCTCGCGCGTGCGAGCGGCAAGGCGATCGAGAGCAAGGTGCGCGCCAAGGTGAAGGCCAAGTTCCCCGACATCGGCAGGGGCGACTGATGCGCAACCCACCAGGCAGATACAAGGACGCCGACCCGGCACACCGGGCGTTCGGACGAAGTGCCGACAGTTCGTTGCTGCGCAAGCGGCGCTACGCCGAGGGTGGAGAGGTCGAGGACGACGGGCCGGCACAGCCGGAATACACCGACAAGAACTTCAACACGCAGCTCAGCCCCGACGACGAAAACAAGTACCAGGACTGGAAGGCCGAGAACATGCCGCACGACAGCGGTCGCGACTACGACCTGCGCGGGGCGTTCAAGGAAGGGGACAGCCCGACGGCAGACACCGGGCACCTCGGCGACAAGTACAAGAAGCCGACCCACCCGAGCTTCAGCACACAATCGCAAAATTACAAGTACGCACCCGACCGCGCGCGGGTGTGGAAGAGCGACGACCCGAACGAGACGAAGTCCGAGCCGGCCAAACAGGGCATGCAGGGCGAGGCGTACAGGCGCGGCGGCGTGGTGGGGAAATAGATGCCCGTCCGCTACACGGCACCGCCGACGCTCGCGACCTTCATGAAGTCGTCGGCGTTCGGCCGCGTCGCCGCCGGGCCGGTCGGATCCGGGAAGACGACTGCATGCTTGATTGAAATTCTTCGTCGCTCAATGGCCCAGGCGAAAGCTCCAGATGGATATCGATACACCCGCTGGGCTGTAGTACGGCAGACTTTAAAACAGTTGAAGGATACAGTTCTAAAAGACGCACAATCGTGGTTCGAAGGTCTTGGCGAGTGGCGCGTGAGCGAGAACACATACTACCTCGATTTCAGTGATGTAAAATCAGAGCTGGTGTTCATCCCGCTGGAAAACGCCGAAGACCAGGCCCGGCTGCTGTCCATGCAGCTGACCGGTGCGTGGCTCTCGGAAGCGATCGAGATGAACTTCGACGTGCTCGCACCCGTGAGCGGCCGCATCGGCCGATACCCGAGCGGCAACCGCGGCGTGCCGACCTGGTACGGCATCATCGCCGATACGAACATGCCAGTCGAACTCTCGGACTGGCACAAGTTCATGGTCGAGCCCCCACCCAACTGGCAGGTGTTCATCCAGCCATCCGGGATGTCGGCGCAGGCCGAAAACCTCAACTACCTGCTGCAGAGCGAAGAGACGCGCCAGCTGCCGCTCAACCACGAACGCCGGATCGCGCAGGGACGCAAGTACTACGAGCAGTTCCTTCAGATGTACGGCAGCGACCATGCGTGGGTGAAGCGCTACGTCTACGCGCAGTATGGCGATGACCCGTCCGGGGAAGCGGTGTTCAAGTCGACCTTCAAGCCGTCGTTCCACGTCGTGCCAGAAACGCTGGTCATCCCGGGATACCCACTGATCATAGGCCAGGACTTCGGCCGCAACCCATGGAGCCTGATCGGGCAGGTCGACCATCTGGGCCGTCTGATCATCCACCAGGAAGTCCCCGCGACGAACGTCGGACTGGAGCTGCACGTCGCCGAGAAGCTACGACCCGTCCTGTTCCGCGACAAGTACATCATGAGCAAGGTGATCGTCGTCGGCGATCCGAGCGGCATCTCGCGCGGGGTGGTGGCCGAGGAGAGCTGCTTCGACGCGCTCAAGCGCATGGGCTTCCCGGCGTTCCCCGCACCGACCAACGACATCAACCCGAGGTTAAGGGCAGTCGAGGCGCTGCTCGGACGGCAGGTGAACGGGGGGCCTGCACTGCTGATCAACGGACGCGAGTGCCCGTGGCTGACGCGGGCGATGACCGGCGGCTACCGGTTCAAGAAGCACGCCGACGGCGGCCTGCGCAGCGTGCCGGAGAAGTTCGACAAGGAAGGCTTCTCCCACGTCGCCGACTGCCTGCAGTACATCGCGCTGGTGGTGCACGGCGGGCTGATGACCGAGTTCGCACGGCGGATCGTGCCGCGGGTGCGACCGGCGGCACGGCAGCAGGTGACGGCTGCCGGCTGGACTTGAGAGGAGGACGTGATGACCAGGAACTACAGCAAGAAGACACATCGCTACGCGGTCGGCGGGATCGTGCCGCAGGAAACGGACCGATCGTTGAAGGACGAGCTGAAGGCACTGCGCGAGAGGGACATCTCCGAACGCAACGAAGACGCCGAACGGCATGGGCGCAAGCCCCCCGGCAGGCCGGAGGAATACGAACTCAAGCCGAAGCTCGATCGCGAGTCGGACATCCCCCCCGACTTTGACGTCTCGCCGGAGAACTACCTCAGTCCGGACGAGCAGGACATATGAAATACAAGCACGACGGGACAGAGCGGGGAGCATGAGGGCGTGCGGCAGCTGTGCGCTGTGCTGCCGCGTGATGGGCGTGCCGGAGGTCAAGGCGGATCATGCGTGGTGCCCCCACTGCCGGCCGGGTGACCGGCAGGGGGGATGCGCGATCTACGCCGCGCGGCCGCAGCGCTGTGCGGACTTCCACTGCCAGTGGCTGAAGGATACGCGGTTCGGGGACGTGTGGTTCCCGGCGAGAAGCAAGATCATCATCGATCATCGCGTCGAGGGTGATGTCGCCGTCGTGTGCTTCGTGGTCGACCCGGTCGTGCCGGGGAGATGGCGCGAGGAGCCGTGGTTCTCAGACATCAAGACGATCGCGACGGCGGGACTTGACGGACGGCTTGGCAAGAAGTGGACTACCGTCGTCATATGCCGCGGTGAAAAGATCGTCATCGGGCGCTAGCCGGTCGCCGTCGATCTGCCAGCCGGTTATCCAGAGCGGCCGCGCGCAGCCCGGGCTCTCCCACTCCTCTTCCATCAATTGCTTCAGGTGTTGCGGGGTCATGCCGGAACGCCCTTGTGGTCGAGGATCAGCTCCATGACGCGATGCCGCGAGTCCGCGGAGAGCTGGTAGCCGTAGCCCCACAGCGTCGCGATCACGATGCGAAACGGCAGGAAGCGGCGGCGGATGTGGCAGATGTGCACGTCGACGCAGCGGGTCGCCATGTCGATGCGCGCCTTCGGCACGCTGGCGTTCTGCAGCAGGAGCATCACGAGGCCGACCTCGGTCGTGGTCAGGTGGAAGACTTGTTGCAGCGCGAGGGTGACGGCATCCTTGTCCTCGACCACCATGCGCGACAGTTGCAAGGCTCGCTGGTCCCTGGGGAACCCAGGAGGCCAGTCCTCCTTGGGCAGCTCGACCAGCGTGCCGGACTGCTTGGCGCCCTGGAGCTGCTCGCGCACGATGGCGGACGGGGTGTGGGTCGCGCGTGCGATGGCGCGCAGCGGGACCCCCTCGTCCGCGAGGCGGACGGTGATCATGGGATCTACTGGTAGTGAGTCTGGCACGAAGATGTAACTACACCATGCGAGCGGAAGAAAAAAGCCGGCGGGAGGCGCCGGCCGTAGTGGTCGCGATGGGTATGATCAGTCCGGCAACCGGAGTACGAGCCGGACGGGAGAGGTGTGCGGCATGAGAGGAGGGAAGTCAAGCTGACGGCAGGGGGGGTAACTGGTCGTCGTCCGGCCTGGTTTTTGACCCTGACTTTTTGGCCATGCTGGCGATCGCCTCCGCGAGGATATCGTAGTAGTGCTTCTTCTCGGCGTTGACGACATTGATGTAGGACTGCATCCTGCTCGGGTCAGTTTCCGCCCGTTGAAACTTGAGCGTGGAGGCGATCACGTCGAGGATGAGCTGGGCGTCCTCCTGGTCGAACGGCACCGCGGGTACACCACGGT